GTAAGAGTAAAGTCTACTTCTGTCTCACCAGTACAAGTTGTTGCACTTATAAAATTCCAAGCACCGCCGCCAGCGGCAGCAGTACTTGCCCACGTACTTCCGTTCGAGGTGAGCACGTTTCCAGAAGTTGAGGGAGCGACAAATTGAAGGGCACTGGTTCCGTTCCCCATTATAACATTATTTGCAGTCAGTGTGCTGGCACCAGTACCGCCGTCAGCAATAGCTACGTCAGTACCTCCAGCCCGGTAAAGCGCGTTACCTTCAACAGTTAAATCTCCAGCACCTGATCTTGCCAAAGTTGTATCAGTAGCTGCTCCTATATTTACTGCTGTAAATTGAGGGCTATCTCCTGTACCTACACCCAAGGCAGTGGCAGCAGCAGAAGCTGAAGAAGCGCCTGTACCCCCATCTGTAACAGGTACGTCGGTACCGCCAGCACGATAAATTAAGTTACCCTCTACATTAATATCGCCAGCGCTTGCCCGTGCCACCGTTGTGTCAGTAGCTGCTCCTATGTTGACAGCGGTGAACTGTGGGCTATCTCCGGTACCTACTCCTAGAGCAGTGGCAGCAGCAGAAGCGGTAGTAGCCCCGGTGCCTCCACTGGCTACGGGTATCGTCCCTGTACTTACCGTCACGTCTCCTGTGGCAGCATCTACTGCTAGAGGAGTGGTGGCTGTCAGGGTGGTAACACCAGATACAGCAGAAGTAAAAGTAGATTTCTTAATCTTGTGCGTGGTACCTGCGCTGATATCGACTATAGCCAGTACGTCGTCGTTTGCTATGTCAGCCCCAGTTAGCTCTGTAAGTTCGGTGATCTTTTTGTTAGTAGCCACAGCGTGTTATCCCTCTAGCCAAGTAATGTTTACCACTGCCGTACTGCTTGGGGTGATAGCTGCTATTGTATCGGCCGCCTCCACTGTAAATATCGCAGAATCGCTAATGCCTATTTGCGTAGAGCCTGCAACAGTGGCGGTGGGAGTTGCTCCCTGACCGCCCTTGACTTCTACATAGACTAGCGCACTGGTCGAAATGCGAACTAGTGTAACACCTGTTGGACAAGCTCCAGAACGTGTAGTGCCCGAACTTGTGGTAGCAGCTAAGTTTTCGCTTGAATTTACCCGGTAAAAATTATTTTGACGCGCCATATCTATTTCCCTCAGTCTTAGTTAGCTTTAACGTGTTCGCCGGAAGACATTTCAAAACCTAGTTCTATGCCTTTTAGTTTCAACTCTTCTCTCTTCAGAGCCATAGTGTGTTCAACTTCTGCTCGTTCTAGCTCTAGCTTTGCTGCTTTAATTTCTGCTTCTTTCACCTTAACCTGAGCTTCCACTTGCGATGCTTGCGCCTCCATCATCAGAGCTTGCGCCTGCGCTTGCAGTGCTTGTTCTTGCACACTGGGGCTCTGTTCTTGCGGAGGTGGTGTGATAAGTTTATCTACATTTTTAATGCCCATCTCGTCGGCAATTTCGCGCATAAGGCTATAGATATTCTCAGGGCTTACAATTCCTTCGGTTTGCTGAGCTACCTTTTCGATCAGAGACGCGTAGGTAGACAGATTATTCAAGCGAACATCTTGATCTCCATACCCTATACCTACCTCTATGTCAACATCTAAGTTTTCTCTCCAGCTAGAAGGGTCAACTTCAAAGTACTTGTTCTGTACTCGTATGATCTTTTTATTGCTCTCAAACTTTTGAATAAGGTTGTAGATCGATCTGAAGATGTTGCGAACACCTGTGTCTGCGAAAACTCGTGCTATAAGTTCTACACGCCCTTGTGCGTTGGTCAGTGCGCCGGTAATAGCTCCTGCTGTTACGTGAGACTTTAGAACGTCGGCAGGCAAGCCCTGAGTAGCCGGGTTTACTCCGGTTCGTCCTGATTTTATAGTATCCCAGTATTCCAGCATTTTAAAGCTGTAGTCTTGCAACGCTGGTGTTTGAATGGGACTTAGAGCGTTTGGAGAGCGTGTTCTTACAATTCCGCCGGGACGATTTGTAAGGAGGTCGTCTATGTTGACCTGGCCTTCGACAACTTGGAATCTACCGTTGTTGGCCAAGTACATATTGTCTAGCAGGTTACGAGTAAGCGTAGACCGTATAAGCTGGATATCCTCAATCGTTTCTGCTACAGAGAGGCCGTAGAACTTGTGCGGGATGGGTATGGGACAGACGGTGCTGAAGGGGATGTAGTCTATGGGTACCAGGTCCAAAATTTCGTTACCTGCGTGAGTAATCTTGTGTAGTACGCTTACGTCTTCCTCTTCCATGTCCAGTTGCAGGTAAGATTCAAAAACTTCTATTAACTGCTCCGGTTTGTTTGATGTTCCCTCGAACGGGTATATATTGGTAGAATCGTACGAGTGCCTGGCCATATACTCTTCGCTGGTGGTTATACCGCCTACCGAAGAACTGGCTGCTAGGCCCTCTACTATTTCAGGGTCAAAGCCTAGTGCTATTAAATCGTTACGGGATTTGTACGAGCGGTGACAGATAAACTTGGCGTCGTCTATAGTTTTGGCACCTACGCTTATCAGAAATTCTTCGGGAGGTACGTTCTCTATGGTTACTTTGCCTTCGGTGCTTCTGCGAAGGAATACAGCGTCGTGCGTTTTTTCCTCGATTTCTGCAATCTGTCCTGTCATAGGGTCTTGCGACGGGACCATTTTGGTCATTTCTGTGTGCTGATCTAGCTCCAGGTTCTCTTCCTGCTCTAGCAGCGCAAACTCGTTATCGCTCAGATTTTCGTAGTCTTCGGAGGTGACTTTCTCCAGTTCTTCCCAGTAGTGCTTGACAATTCCGACTTTGTTTATTAAGGCGTCGAGGAACAAGTTGTAGAGGATCATAAAACCGTTGTTCTGCTTGTGGAACACATGGTTTACATACCGGGTAGCCTGTTCTGCCACGGCCTCGTCTTCTGGACCTTCCGGTTGGAATTTTACAACTTTGTCTCCAGCGGTGAAAATGCGCATCAGAGGTGGCATCATCCACATGATCGTGTCTTGCACGTCGGTTACAACTACCTGAGAGCGACCTTCCTCCTCGTTACCGAAGGGTTCGCCGTAGAAGTACTCCATCGCCCTTTCACGCTGAGCGCTAATCTCAGAGTCCTGGTAGCCAGAACTTGAGTTTACCTCTCCCTCTACGAGGGCTAGGATTTCGTTGTCGTCAAGCTTAGTAGCCATTCTTTCTCCGCCTTGAGTTCTGGCTTGCTTTTATAGCTCTGCACTGCGTCGCCGCTTTTTTCTTAGAGCGGTACTTTTTACCTGTAGGGCCGCACTTGTAGCCGCCTTTGACTTTTCGTACAGGCATTATTATTGGTTAGTTTTTCAGCCACGGATCAATAGTGGGTCTCTTAGCAGTTGCAAAAGGAGTGCGTTTGCCTACCCGTCTATTTATTCTTGTAGCATGTCTACGCAGACGAGATATAGGAAGGTCTTCTTCAATAGCACCTATACCGGATAAAATATCTGTTCCTGCTGCTACAGCCCTGTTAGCCAGCCTCCCCGCAATACTTTGTTCGTTTTCGTACAGAGTATTAAACAGAGCGTTATTTTCTCGCAGCTTTTGCGTGGCGTTTTTATCTACTTCGCCCGTTGCTCTATCTATTACTTCTATCGTTGTTCCCTTTTTCTTACTTTTCTTGCTTGCCATCAGACAACTCCTGCGTATGAGTACTCAATTTCTTTGTTAAAGCCGTACTTTTTGTAGTGCGTCTTGGTCTTTAGCTTTTCTCCAAAGCGTTCTACAGAGAGGGCTGCGTAGCGCATGGCGCTCAGGAGGTCGTCGCGCAGCGGAACTACCTTCCCGTTCTTGCGGTGGTAGAGTCGCATCTCCTCTATCGTCTCGGTGCAACTGCTGAAAATTTGCAGCCGCCCTGTTTCAAAGCGCTGGAGCAGTTCGCTTATACCTGCTTCTACAGAGTTGTTGCCGTGCAGTGCTCCCTCTACAGGAGGGTTTGAAAAGTGTTCTGGCAGCATATAGACGCCTAAGTCCCTGTACTGCTGCGCTAGCTGTATACCGCTACCCTTGTCGTGCTGTAACCCGTCGTGCGGGAAGGCTACGGGTATGCCAGGAGTTCTAGCGTTCAGTACTGCTGCATGGGTTAGCGGTGTCTCTTTGCTCCTACGATACTCGTCGTAGACGTAGATTATATCGTCGTCAGCGTCCCAGGCTACCCAGCTTACGGCTGTAGGGTGGTCGAAGCCGAAATCTATGGCTGCCAGGCGTATAAAGTGGTCTGGCAGGTCTATGTCTTCGCACGTAACGTCGTCCTCTGACACCGGGTAGACTAGTCCAGAGCCGAACACCGGGATACCCTTTGAGCGCATTTCGCGCTCTGCTGGGCTATATACGGCTAATAGCTGCTCCTTGGTCTTCTCGTCTAGGTGCTTTACGTCGTCCCAGGTGGCTGTGCAGAGCGATTGTCCAGGCTTGAGATCGTTCATAAAGGCTGTGACCACGTTTGTCATACCCTTTTCTGGGGTAAAGGTCATGTAGACAATTCCGTTGGTGTCGGCTGTTCTGGTTATGCACTGCGAGAAAATCTCTTGCTTGGGCTCCTCGTCTAGCCAGATAACGTCTACTGCCTCGCCCATAAACTTTTCAAAGCCCTGCTCGTACGCTTTGAAGCTCACGTGGCTGTTGCCTCCAGACGAGTGCTTTATCAGCGCTGCGCTATAGGCGTTAGGAACGCCGGGCTTTCGGATTGTCTCTACGATTGTGTCGAGAGGTACTGCCCCTTTCCCTTTCTGCGACGGGTCTTGCGGCGATCCGAAGAGTTCGCGCTGTATGATATCTCTGGTCGTATCATTGCTCTCTCCCGCTGCCCATACTCGTACAGGTTTGGTAAACTTACGACCTTTCCAACCCTTTGGGTATCTACCTGTCAGGTGGAAGGACGTTTCGACAGCCCCACAGTAGGTTTTACCTACTCGGTTAGCGGCCATTAGGATGCGTTGACGACACTCCTCCCCGTCGCTGTGAAACTTATGCTGGTAAGGGTACGGCTTGTAGAAATTTATGCGGTTCGTTTCTACGCGATGCTGCTTCTCCTGCAAAAGCTTTAGTACTTCCTGCTTGCTCAATCTTTTATTTTTCTCTTAGCTTTGAGAGGGACAACATTAGCGGTAACGTTGTCTTGGTCTAGCAGGTCTTTGATCTGCTCGTTTAGCTCTTCGTCGCTCAGATCAGAGGCTTCTCTATAGACCGTCTCCTGCCTGTGGATAGCGTCGTAGCCAGCGCGACTCAGGATATCTCTGGCAGCGTTTAGCCTGACGTTCTCGCTCTCTGCCGAGCGCATCAGTTCTTCGAGAACGTTGAGAGCTACGGTGGATGTCTCGCCAACTCGCTGTTTGATGCGGTTTTCTATGTGCAGCCAGAGGTATCGCTGCAATCTTTTTGACCTGGATTTGTTGGTAGTCTCGGACTTGCCCGTATACCCGGCAGCGTAGAAAGCGTCGAGAGGTTCTTTCTTATTGTCTACAAGGTTGCTTACGAAAGCGTCCTCTTTCTCGGTAAGAGACTTCGTAAGAATCTTAGGTTGCGTATAGTCTACCCATCTCATACGGCTTACTCTCTCCAAGTGTTTACAAGGGTTTCCTTGATTATCCCTATTATACTATTTTTAAGCACGTTTGTCAACAATATTATAACTCTCCCAAAAATGGACGAGTAGGATAAGGTCTATGTCTTCACCCCCGGGGGGGCTCTGCGATCTCAGTTGCGAACGCTTCTCAGTTGCAACAGGATTGAGAATCATTCGCAGTTCAAACGTGTGACAAAATTGTCACAACAGTGTGGCCAAAATGCAACGTTCCGGTTTTGTTCTGCGTTGTACCAACCTTGGAACAAAGCGGGAACAAAAGGTGAACAACAACAGTGTTGCAACATTGTCACAGTGTTGTACATCGGCAACACAATGGTGTTGCAATTTTGTACCAGTGTGGGAAAAATATCACAGAGAGAGAGAAGGTGCGAGTGATAACTATTTGCAATGAGAATGCGTCTCAATAGCAATGAGAATGATTTGCTATCGCATTGAGAATCATTCTTAGTTACGAGTTGAGAATGAGTCGCATTGCGAACGATTCTTAGTTGCATTGCGAATGATTCTCATTGAGGATGCGTCGCAGTCTTAAATTCATCCGTAGGGCTCTAGGGCCGTGCTACAGCGCCGGTAACGATTCAGATAGAATGATACACGGGCCATGCCTAAAGGCGCCTTGTCGAGCCCCTGAGCGCGCAGAACAAAACGAGAACATGATTGAAATAACCTTACTTTTGATGCAATGTTGCCTTGTTCCTGTCACATTTATAGTTCAAGGTGGGCACAATTCAAAAGCGCACGTCGTCTCGTCAATAGGCGCGATGCGCGTTAGTCCTACTGGGTGCAATGCCTAGCTTGTAGTTTAGAAACGCAAGAAACAATGGAGTACTCTGTTATGTTTAAGTTTAAACAAATTAAAATTGGAAACTGGTTCGTATCTATAACCAGTGAGCCCTTCGACCAACGTTGCGTCGAGAATGGTCAAAAGATTGACGGTGATTTATCCGAAGAATATCTCGCAGATTTTGCGGAAGTGATAAAGTCGAGAGTGCAACGACATCAAGTTGGCGCCGCACTCACTAAGACGCTACCGCTCGACGACGGCACGGACGGTTTCAGATTTAAGACGCCGAGAGGTACTAAGGGACTCGTTCGTATCACTAACAAGTTAGACGCCGATGGACCTACATTGTCCCAAGGTGAGACACTTGTTAGATTGGCCGGTGACGGTATTCGTTGTTACGTCGAACGTGTAAATACCAAACGCCCGCTGTATAACTTCGCCGGGTAAGCAACCAACAAGGGAACGGGCTGGCCTAATAAGCTGGCCCGTTACTACCATGATATCGACAGAAAAAAGCGAAAAAGCATGGTACGATAGTATCGGGCGTAGTATCGCTATAAAAATAGCCGACAAATATGGTAACAGTGTAGCTAAAAACGCGTTGCCGTATGCTCTTGAAACACACGTATTTGACGAGGCACCTTATTACAAACGCACCCTAAAAGCAAAACAACAAGAACAGCTAGTTGATGTGGTGCGAATTTTTCTGAAACGCTACTAATAAGGGAACGGGCTGGCCTAATAAGCTAGCCCGCTGTTGTTATGAAAAACCCAATGGGAAAAACACGAGCTACTCACAGGCCCTACGCCATTTTCAAAGCCGGCAACACCGAGTACCGTGTTGTTAAGACTAACCAACTTCCCAAGAATGAAACCAAAAACCCATACGCCATTTGGAAAGTTGACGCTCGCTCGCCTATGACCTACGGAAAATGGGAAGGCGCTAGAGACGCTTACAAACGCGACATTTTGAACAACTTCACACTCGTCAAGGCGTCGCCCGAGTTTGCGGAAGCTTATCCAGAGTTGCAAGTGTATGACGAACACTTGACGATTTACCACGAGTAGTTTAAAAACTCTTAAACCTTAACAAAAAGGACCGGGCTGGCCTAATAAGCTAGCCCGGTACACACTTAAAATGTTAGTCAAAGAAGCTAAGAAGTTTGGCAATATCAGCAAGGGCAACACTAAAATGCCGGGCACAACGTTTGCCGTTGACGCGTTTGCGTGCGTCACGGGCTCAAAATTGGCCAAAGTTGTAGGCACTCCGTGCAGTAAGTGCTACGCGAGACGCTTGCAACGAATACGGCCCAGCGTTGACCAAGGCTGGAAAGCTAACCTGGCCAAGTTTAAGCAAGCCCTGCTGAACGGAGAAGTAGCGCAATGGGTGCAGGCTATGGCCATGCAAATTCTGCGCTACAACACCGACGGGAAGCATCGCTGGTTCGACGCTGGCGACGTGCAGAACCACGCGATGCTGCACGCTATTTGCCAAGTGTGCCTAGCTACGCCTAGCGTCAAACACTGGTTACCTAGCCAGGAGCGAGCGCTAGTGGCCCGCTATTTCGCCACGCACGCCAAGCCGGCGAACCTAGTTGTGCGTATTTCAGCGTCGAAAATCGACGGGCCATTGCCCAGTGCGACGCACACGTCAAACGTATTCAGCACGGCGGCGCACGTACACGATTTTGAGTGCCGTGCGAGAACGCGTGGCAACAAGTGCGGCCCCTGTGACGCGTGTTGGCGCACGGAAGTTCGCAACATCTCGTACCCCTTGCACTAAGGAGACACAACCCCAATGGTAGACAAACCTAAGCCTCGACCTGAGCCCAAACCTACCCCAGAAATGGCCCAATTTTGGTACACTTTGATAGAACAAGGGCTGGAAGCAGAGTGTGTCGCATTCTTGGAAGCGTTGGGTGTACTAAACAACAAGCACCCTTTATTCTTCGTGGTCGAAGCTCTGCACGGCTACGTAGAGTATTTGTCCCAGGAGCCCTACGAAGACAAGGGAGACATCATTTACAATTAACGCTTGACATCTGTAAGCTCTTTTGCTACCCTATACACTATTGTATATACAATAAGGGATAGAGATATACAATAAGTGCTTACAGTACTGTTAGTTCAAGAATGTATCAAGAATGTTTACAAGAATGTAGCAGGAGAGAAACAAGTGAGACGCCCCAAGAAAGACAAGCAGCCGAGCCTGCCCAAGCGAGACCCCTACGCCAGAGAACTGGAGAAGGCGATCTACAGGCAGCGACGGCTCAACTCTGCCAAGAAGTATACCCGCAAGATACAAAGGGAGGATGTCTGATTATGAGTGATCTAGTCTACAACACTATCAACCTAGGCTTTGCCAATTTGGAAGTCTATACTAGCGAGAATGGTGTGGAAAAAGTTGTTATGAAGAGTAAAGACGCAGCCCAAGCTTACCACTTTGAAGTACCAAATCACGAGATATACAGCGAAAAGGTGGTGAAGTAGTGCGTTGCTCCATATGCGATTCTGTGCTACAATTACATAGTAGGTCAGACATTTGCCCGACGTGTCAGCACCACGTGCAAAGAGCCCGTATGTGGTACGAGAACCCCTTAGACTTCTCTGCTGATTCAGACTTGGGCCAGGGCCACGGCCAGCAGCAGGCGGTACACATAGAACAGGAAGAGGAGACAGACTAGTGGGTATTTTCGGCTATTTACTTTCCCAGATATTCCTGATAGGCTGGAGCCTAGATGGAACACTCAAACCCTCGCAAGAGTCAGAGCAAGACCAGGAGCAGGAGCAAGAGCGTGAATAGATCAGAGTTCCTAGACAAGGCCGACGAGCTTATCAACGGGCAGCGAGCCCTGGACTACGGCGATGCCTTGGAGAACCACCAGAAAATAGCCAACTTCTGGAGCAACTACCTGTCCATGCGACACGTTAATCACCTAGAGCCTAGGGATGTGGTTGTTATGATGATGCTCATAAAGATAGCCCGTCTTACCCACAACTCTACTGAAGATTCGTGGATAGACCTGTGCGGCTACGCAGCGCTGGGCGGAGAGTTTTTGCACAGAGATGAAGAGAGCGCCGATGGGTGAGTATCTCAAAACCCACCAACCGTGCGACGACTGCGGGTCTAGCGACGCCCTGTCCATGTTTAAGGACGGCCATACCTATTGCCATAGCTGCGATAAGTATACCAGTACCGTCGCTGACGCCGCCCCCGCCCGCCCCCCTCAGCGCCCTCAGCGCCCTCAGCGCTCCAGAGAGAAGGTACCAGGCGCTAACACCAAGTGGGCAGAGCGCAACATTAGCTCCGCTGTGCTCGACTTCTACGACGTGGAGATCGGGGCGGATGCCGTGTGCTTCCCTTACTACGACGACACCGGGCAGCGTCTGGCTAAGAAGGTGATGCGCCCCGGTAAGAACTTTACCACAGAGGGTAGCTTCACCCCCTGCCTGATGTTTGGTCTACACACTTTGAACAAGGCTGTCTCAGAGCGTAGCAACAGCGTGATAGTTACAGAGGGCGAGGCCGATGCGCTGGCAGCGTTCCAGATGGCTAACAATATAATCCCTTCCGCTAAGAAGTTGAAGAGCCACTCCAGAACCAAGTACGTACCAGCGCTCAGTATCAAGACAGGAGCAGCGGGAGCGGTTCGAGACTTTAAGAATCACCTAGAGAGGCTGGAAAAGTTTGACCGTGTGTTTATTTGCTTTGACAACGACGAGCCCGGTAGGCAGAGTTCGGAGAAGTGCGCCAAGCTTCTGAGCCCCGGTAAAGCTTACATCGTAGAGCTAGAGCATAAAGATGCTTGCGAGTATACTAAGAAATCTCTACAGACCGCCTTCCAGGGACACTTGAAATCTTCGCGCCCCTATACCCCCAACGGTATACATAACGGGCGAGACAACTTTGACAACCTGTGGGCTGAGCAGGAGATCACCAGCATCCCCTTCCCGTTCCCAGACTTGCAGGAAAAGACGCTGGGCAACAGAGCAAGGGAGATCGTGACCTACGCCGCTGGCACCGGGGTTGGCAAGAGCAGCATACTCAGAGAGTTGCAGCACTACTACCTCACCAAGACCGACTACACCATAGGCATCATAGCCTTGGAAGAGAGCGTAGACCGTACAAGGCGGGGCATACTGGCTGTCGAGGCGAACGACCGTCTGCACCTGAACGAGGTGTTTAAGGACTACTCCAGAGAGAAGATCAAGGAGTTGTTCGACAAAACCTTGGGAACCGGGCGCGTCTTCCTCTACGACCACTTTGGCAGTATGGAAGTGGAAGACTTGCTCAACCGTGTTCGCTACATGGTTCTAGGACTGGACTGTAAGCTTATCTTCATAGACCATTTGTCGGTAATCGTCAGCGGTCTGGACATCATGGACGAGCGGAAAGCTATCGACCGGACCATGACCATGCTGCGTAAGTTGACAGAGGAAACTGGCTGTGTTATACATCTGGTGACGCACCTGAGACGGTTAAATTCTGACCGTTCGCACGAGGAAGGCATGGAGATTAACCTAGGGCATCTCAGAGGAAGTCACGGAATTGCTCAAATAAGCGACACCGTTATCGCGTTGGAGAGAAACACGCAGTCGGACGATCCTATTATCGCCAACACTACCACGCTGCGAGTTCTGAAGTGTCGCTACACCGGAGACGTTGGCATGGCCGGTAAGTTGTACTACGACAAGCAGACAGGTCGTATGGAACCTGTTCACGAGGAGTTTTAAAAGTGACTAAACCTTTTTCAGCGCTGCGCAGGACGAGGCGCAGGTCTAGACTCAAGCCTTTAAACCACCGCAAGAAGCTTGGCCCTGGGAGTTGCCATCGAAATAATAAAAGGAAGCGAGGTCAAGGCAGATGAAGTTACCGGAACGCATGTCTAGGAGCGAGACCATAGAAAGTTTGAAGCGCAAGCGCGACAGTCTGCGCGACGACTACAATGGTATACTGGCGGGAGTTATCAAGGGAGATGAAAGCCGGGTGGGCGAACAAGTGCGCCAACTCAGCGAGCACATCGAAAAGCTACAATCGGGAGCGTTGTAGACATGGCTAAGTTTAGACGTTGGGTTTACGTTAGCGGAGAGTTGTCCAACATGGGCGACGGGCTGCGCTTGGTTGACGCAGACATCGGCTGGAAGTGGGCGTACGTTAAAGCTACGCACGGCGAGGGCCATCGGCGTAGGATTCGACGTGCGAAGTGGAACGACATCGTACGACGCACAGACAAGCGTGGCGCATGGCCCAAAGAACTTACCAAGTACTCTGAACCTGTGAGGATAGATGGAAAGTAAAGTTTGCATCATCGACATCGAAACAGACGGGCTCGATCCAACAGTGATACACTGCGCTGCTGCTAAGTCTGATGATAGAGGTCTGCGAGAGTTCTTGTCTCGCGACGAGTTCGGTGAGTACCTCGAAAAGTTTGAAACCGTAGTAGCTCACAACGGTTGCTCGTACGATTTCCCGGTGTTGAAAAAGTTGTGGGGAATCTCAATTCCCTTTTATAAACAAGTGGATACACTGGTGTTGTCTCGCCTGTCTAAGCCCGATAGAGAAAAAGGGCATAGCCTGAAAGCGTGGGGGAACAAACTAGGTTTCCGCAAGATGCAGTTCGACGGTCCTTGGGACGTGTGTTCCTCTAAGATGATAACGTATTGCAAGCAGGATGTTTTAGTTTGCGACTTGGTGTACCACACGCTTCTGCAAGAGATGGAAAAGTTTTCCCCTGCTTCTATGCGCGACGAGCATCGTATGCAACTACTGGCTAACCATGTGCAGAGCAACGGCTTTGCGTTTGACGTTGCTAAGGCACACAAGTTTTATTCCAAGCTGATTAAGGAGCAAGAGGAAATCAAATTGCAAATGCAAGATGTATTTCCCCCGCAAGTTGTGCAACTGAAAACAAAAACCAAAGAGAAGTTGTTCAACCCTGCTAGTAGAAAACAAATCGGCGAACGTCTGCAAGCTAAGGGTTGGGTTCCCAAGGTGTTCACCCCTACGGGTCAGCCACAGGTGGATGAATCTATACTGGAAGGTGTAGACATACCAGAAGCGCAAGTGTTGGCCAGATACTTTATGCTTCAGAAGCGAACCGGGATGCTAAGCTCTTGGATCGAGGCGTGCGACGAGGACCACAGAGTGCGGTGTACGTACCACACGCTAGGGGCGATCACAAATCGTATGTCTTGCAGCAGTCCTAATTTGCAGCAAGTACCCTCGATGCGGAAGCCGTACGGCCTGGAGTGTAGAGAACTATGGCGCTGCGAGCCCGGTAACAAGCTGATAGACACCGACGCTAACTCGCTGGAGCTACGAGTGTTGGCCCACTATATGAACGACGAGGGATTTACCAAAGAGCTTCTGGAGGGGGATATCCACACCGAGAACCAGCGACGTGCTGGCCTGCCTACCAGAGATTCGGCCAAGACGTTTATCTTTGCGCTGCTGTACGGGGCCGGTGATGCTAAGCTGGGTACAGTGGTGGGTGGTACGTCCAGGGACGGGAGAGGACTTAGGGAAAAATTCTTAGGCTCTCTCCCGGCCTTTAGGAGGCTCAGGGAGGCCGTTACAGAGAAGGGCGGTAGGGGAGGCACCCTGAAAGGCTTAGACGGGCGTACGCTTCACGTAAGATACCCTCACGCCAGTTTAAATACCCTTATACAGGGCTCCTCTGCAATCCTGATGAAAAAGTGGTTTATGCATACGGCCAGGAGCCTGAAGACGCGCAAAACAGGGGCAAAGGTAGTGGCTATGATCCACGACGAAATAGTTATCGAAAGCCCTGAGAAAAGCGTTGACACGGTACGTGACTGTGCTAAACTATCTATAGTTCAGGTGAACAATGAATATGGTTTACGTTGTCAGCTTGAGTGTGACGTTGATATTGGAAATAATTGGAGCGAGGTTCACTAATGGCAGCTAGAGCCGCTACTTCCTACTTGGAAGGTGATTTGTACTACACGTACATCTTTGATTTCAAAGATAAATTCGACCGCTGGAGCATGGCTATGACCCTGGCCGGCGAGCAGGTAGGCCATGCTAAAAAGATCGGCCTGAAGATCAAGCAGGACAAGGACAAGTTCGACGGCTTGCCTTATGTGCAGCTAAAGTCGAACTACCAGCCCAAGGTCTTTGACTCTGACGGCTCTGACTACGAAGGGCCGAAAATGCTGGCCAGGGGTACTCAGGGGATAGCAAAGCTGACCAGCCGTCCGTACGACAACAAGTTTGGCAAGGGTGTCACCACCTTTCTAAGCGCTGTAAAGCTTACCAACGTTGTTGAGTACGTGTCAGAGGGTGCTTCTCTCGATTCAGAGGATTCTGACGAGGCATTTTAGTGCCTTACGGACACTGGGACGTCGACCTGGTAGGAAAGTTCGAGCCCGACGATCACTTGGGCTTTGTCTACCAGATCACCCACAGCGACACCGGAAAGAGTTACATCGGCTGCAAGCACCTTTGGAGGTTTAGCAAGGGTAAGCGGGTCAGAGCTAGCGAGTGGCGCACTTATTGTAGTAGTTCTAAGTACTTGTTGCAAGATATTGAGACTCTTGGTAAGGATAAGTTTAAGTTCGAGATTCTAATGCTTTGCGACAATAGGCGTAACCTGTACTATAACGAGATGAAGCTACAGGTGGAGCTAGGAGTTCTGGAGAACGACAACTACTACAACGCCAACATAGGTGGTATACGTTTTTTCCGCCCGGTTAAAAGCTACTACACTGACAAGCTTAGAGGTTACTTCAAGGGGATACGCAACCCTGCTTACAAAGGTCCGTTCCATGTAACCTTTACCAAGGGTCATACTGTTAGGGTGGTCGATGTTACGATGAAAGATTGGTGTGATTCGTGCGGCCTGAGTCAGCAGAGAATTTCTGATCTACGCACAGGCAAGCGGGATACTTACAAAGGTATAGCGAAGGTGGAATATGAAAGCGAACGATAAGCAAATAGACACTCTGGTTGAAGACATTTATTCCCTGCTGGATAACGGGACTAAAAACCCAGACCGTGGATCGCTCTACGGGATGGCTGCTGCTATGATGGAAGCTGTTCGTAGGCAACTGTGGTCGCCCACGTCTGAGCGTAAGCCTACGCTTCGTATGTCTAACATAGGAAAGCCTTGCACCCGTTCCTTGTGGTACGACATGAACGGCGACGAGCAGGCCGAAAACTTCTCTCCCCAGACTAGGTTAAAGTTCCTGATGGGAGACTTGGTGGAAGCTTTGATACTGTTCCTCGCCAAGGAAGCTGGTCACGATGTGACAGACCAGCAGAAGGAAGTTCAGATCGACGGTATCAAAGGACACTTGGACGCCGTGATCGACGGCCAGTTGGTGGATGTCAAGTCTACCAGTTCCTACGGCATGAGAAAATTTAAAGACGGCACTCTGCCCAGCGACGATCCGTTCGGGTACATAGATCAGATGAGCGGCTACGGT